GTACCGTAAACCCTTTGTATTTCGGCGTTCATGTCGCTACTGGTGATTTTCCCGTACCGGTTTTGTACCACTTTCCAATCGATCCAGCTTCTCAAGCTCTGCCCAGTCACTCGGCGAGCTGATCCACTTGGCGTAGGTGGAAAGAAGTACTTGAACGCTGTGTCCAAGTTGAGCGGCGATGAACGCTGGATTCATCCCCGACATCAAACACATCGTTGCGTACGTGTGGCGCGTGTCATACATCCTGCGATGCCGAATACCTAACTTTCGCAGCGCGCTCAGCCAGTAGCGTTTTGGCCCAGTCTCGGATCGGATAAACAGTTCGGACTTATCACCCGATCCTTCCGGCGCGAACACATAATCTGAACGCGCCGCCGTGAGTGGTCTGGCTTTTTCGAGCGCCTTTATCGCGCGATCGTTCAATAAAACTTCTCGGGAAGTCTTCGTCTTAGTTCGTTCTTGAATCTTTCCATAGATGCGGATCCTGCAAACACGTGCTGTTTTCTTGCGCATATCAACTTCCGCCCAGCGCAGCGCCATGGCTTCTCCCGGCCGCATACCGGTGTAGAACGAGAACTCAAAGAAGATGGCGTAAATCTGCTGCAAACCGCTCGTCAGTTCGTACAACTTCGCAATCATCAGATCAGCCTCTGGCCGCGTGAACGGGTCGAGATCGCGCTTCGTTACTCGAGTAGGTGGAATCGACGCGGCCGGATTGCGGGTGATTAGTTCGTCACGCACGGCCTGCGTGAAGATGGTGGTCACCAGACGAATGGCATTCTTTCTGCGGACCGGCGAAGTCCACTCGATGCTATTGACGACCTTTCGCATGAGCACGGGTGTAACCATATCCAGCGGCTTGTCCGCTAGGTAGGGCACCCAATAGTTCTGAAGCGTCGATCGGTAGTTCTTTCGCGTGCTTTCCACGATCTGGAGGCTGTCGAGCCAGTCTTGGGCATAGTCGAAGAAGATCGGCATACCCTGAACTTCAGCGCTTCGAGTGCCCGGGAACAGCTCGGCGTACTTCTGCGGTGTCAGCGCGCCGAGCTTGTCCAGTTGCTTTACCTGAGCACGAAGGCTTGCCGCTGCAGCGATTCCTTTCGCGGTTTGAGGGAAGGGGAGCGTTTCGCAGCACCGCTTCTTGTTCCAGGAGAAACGAATTCGGATTGATGGACCGACAAACTCAACCCCTGTTGGCAAGTCCACAGACTTTCGATCCATTCGTCATATCTCCGTTTGCTGTACATGATCCGGCCGTCAATCTTCGACCAGACGCCTTGCGGTATGATTTTCCGCTCTCTCTTACGCTGCAGCGCCTTCGCTGTGGTGCCCACCAGCTCCGCCATCCGCTTTTCGGTCACCTTGTCGTGACCATCCTCTTCGGGCAATTTTTCAGCAGCCCCCATCAGTCACCTCCTACGTGTCGCGACACGATTTCTTGATTTGCGTTTTGTGTCGCGTCACGCCCATGTGTCACGCGAGCTGGAAATGCCACACCTTCCCACTTACCGGCCATCCCACGGATGTGGTGCCGATCAACGTGCGGGCGATGTGGCTTGTTTGCGAACAGACTGGCGCAGGCGGCGAACCGCTCGACGTCGCCTTCCGCGTCGACAAGCACCTGGTGCTCCGTCGAGTTGACCTTGATCCAACCGTCTTTTGTTTTCCCGTGTTCGCTGGTGCGGCTCAGGACGAATCGACGGCCGCTGTTCTTGGCGCCTACCGATGACTCGTTCAGGTAGTAGGCGATCGCGCCTTCGCGCACTCGTAGAATCGTCTTAGCCATGATCGACCTCTTCGCACTTATGCTTCGGTTCTCGCAAGTCACGACGAGCGTTAACGGTGCCAATCACAATGGCTGCGGCTGTCAACAACTTGGCCCGCTGGCAGCCGCTTAGTTTTTCCCATTCCTCGCCAGCGAACTCGGTGCGCGCCTGCAATGCCATGGCTGCGGCCTTGGTGTCGCTAGAGCAGAGATGCCCTTCCGCGCTCTTGGCGCGCTGCTTCCAGTAATTGGCGCGGTCAATAAGTGCCCCGTTCTTGGCCTTGAGCTGGTCGCGCTCCGCAACTACCGTCTTTACGCGGGATGGTTGGTCGTGGAATCCGTGGCGCGATTTAGGCTCTTCCGGGCCGCGCACTGCCACTGCGATTTCCCCGAGAAGAACGGATAGGGTGTCGCAAAGCTCGGTCGCCTCTTGATCGCTCTCATGCAGCCGATCGACCTCTGCCTTGAGCTCGTCGCGCTCTTTTTTCAGGTTCCAGACCCAGTCAACGAACTGGCCAAGATCAAGATTCTCTTTGACATGAATCATGTGCGGCCTCCTGCGATTGCTGCCAGCTCGGCTACCAGCGCATCGGTGCGCCCGTAGAACTTGCCGGCGTCTTCATTCACGAACCGCTCGATCACGCTGGCGACCGCCGCCTGATTGGCGAGGCCGCGCAGATCTGCCTCGGTCGGCGGGGCGTCGGTCGACGGTGCATGAACGAATGCACCAGACTTGATCTGCATAACCTTCACCGGGCGGATGCCCTTGCAAGCGCTCACCCAATTGGAGTCGGGTACGCACCACGGAAGCATGTGCAGGCACCAGGCGGTTGCCGAGTTCTCTTTCTGGGAACTCGACCAGTATTCGTGGAGGCAAAACCGCTCCGGGGCATGATTATCTCTGCCGCCCGGGCCGTGCCCCCATCCTTCGATCTGGAGCAAGTTGGCGCGCAACACCTGCAGCTCCTCGATGCTCGGGATATGCCAGCCCCAGGTTCCCCGGATGTTCGCGCCCAGCACCTTGATGGCGATCGCGCTTCCCTCGGCCGCCATCGCTTTCGTGTTGGCGAAACCGTCATAGCGCGACGTGGCGCCACGAATGCGTGGCCTTGGCCCTCCACGCTCCCACCAGCAGGCATCAACCTCAAAGCTGCGCCCTGAGTCGATCACGGCGTGCTCCGCACCGTCGAAGTACACCCGCCCAGCGTAGAAGCCGCCGGCGAACGGCTGGCCGATGGTGGGCAGAGCTGTGGGGGAGATTGCCTTATCCATGCCGCTGCTCCCTTCCGCTGGCTGCAATAGACGCGTCTACCTGCGCATCAAGGTGGGATTCGATCATGTCCCCCCAGTCCTGGCCCGGAGTACAAATCGCATAATCGCTATCTACCCGACGCAACCACCGATACCGCTCAGCATCCCTGCGCAATTTGGTGATCACGGAAGATATTTCGTTTGGGAGATCTCCCATGAAGTCGAGACTGCAATCGACTGAAACAGCGGCGCCGCAGGAAGTTGCGCTACCGCTGATGATCTTGCGTAGCGCCTCGTTCTCGGCTTTGAGTCGATCAGTTTTCTGCTCAAGGGCGTACAGCGTCATGCGTGCGCCCGCTACTTCCTTTGCGCTTTCGCTGGCATTGTCGATTTCGGTTTGCGCCAGATCGCGCAGTCGGTCGTTCTCGGCGATCAGCACCAGCACCGCTTTGGGGTTCGCTCCCGCAATGAATGCGGCGTTTGCCCGGCACTGCTCATCGGTCTTGACCAGACAGTTGGCGAAGGCGCCAGCAATACGCCCGCCGCCGCGCCGACCATTTGCGATGTAGGCGTGGATGACGCTCCCGTGTTCGTTTACGTAATCGCCATCAGTGACCCATGGCCCCGGTGTAGCGGCTTCGGCCAGCACGACCAGATCGGCGGCGAGTTTCTGCGCTGCATTTGGCTTACTCATTTTAAGAACTCCTTGGTATCGACGAACTTTCCAGTTCGGCGAATCAGATCCTTGCGCTTTGCGACGGCCAGCAAGTGGCACTGGTGGCAGCAAGCCTCCTGGTCTGCATTCTTGATGGTCTTTGCCGTGCGCAGTCCGTAACTGCCGCACACGCAACGCACAACCCAGCGAGCGTTTACCTCGGCCGAGATGCCGACCACAGTCAGTCGGCCGAACTTACGGCCTGAGAGGTCGACAAAGCAGTCCTGCCCAGCTTCATTCCGGTTTGGCTTGCGCACGGGAAGCGGGAGAAACGAATTCACTGCGCCGTCGCTGATGCTGTACTCATGGGTCACACCAGCGCCGACGACGCGGGCCGCCATTCGATCAACTGGGCGTTCATGGCCTTGCTTCATCGCCGCCTCCCGACTCACTCACTGCCCGCAACTTCAGCGAGATCCCGCAGGCGCCGGCCAACTTGGCCAACTCGCTGACGGTGGTACTTGGCTCTTGCAGTGCCTGCCCGAAGCGAACGAGGCGGGAGCCAAGGTTTGCGAACTCGTTGCCCTGGCCTTTCGCGAGCACCGCACTCTCTGGAAGTACCGTCATAGCTGGAACCTCTCATCCTGCGGGAGCGGGGTGGCCACCATCGAAGCTTTTTCTTGGGCTGAACTGGCCTGAGAGGGCCGTCCCGCCTCGCTTGATGGGGTGGCCTGCTGTGGGAGCGAACTGTCCGGCAAGCAACTGATGCCGGCGTTGTTCAGGATCCAGCAAGTAACTTGGCGCGCGCTGTCGTGCTGCACGCTGATGACCTGCTCGCTGGCGCTGGCTTGGCCGGCGATCAACAGAAGGGCGGCGATGATCATTGCTCGCATGGGTGCAACTCCTCCAAGCGGGCTAGGCGCATCGCGTCGTCGATGGTCTTGTCGAGTTCGGCGCCGGTGAAGTAGATATCGCCAGCCATCACCAGAATGTCGGTGTCGGGGTCCTCAATGATCTGCCGATCCCGCAGCCACTCATAACGCCGAGCATTGGCAGCCATCTGTACGCGGTCGTCGATGTGCATAGAGGAAGTGGCAGCATTTGCCAGAGCATCGAGCAACAGCTGCTGGCGCTTCTGACCATCCGTGTACTGTCGAACGGCCTGAACAAACACGGCGTTCATGCTGCGGTCGCTGCCGTTGGCAATTGCCTCGATTTCAGCGCGCAGCCCGTCAGGCAGGCGCGCGACAAACTTGTCGGCTGTTCTCGAATCGGATTTAGTGGTGCTCATGCGGTTCTCCAGTGCGGCCGAAGCCGCAGAAGCAATGAATAATTGAATTACTGAATCAGGAGGCTGCGGACCGGGCGCGCGACGCGCTCGTTGCCCTTGACGGTGTAGTCGAGCCAGCCATACTCAAAGTCCATGTGGTAGGCGTGGTTGGCGGAGAACTGCGAGCTGCTCCAGTACGTCTCTTTGGCGAAGCTGTCAGGAATGTGACAGCTGGCGTGGAACAGCTCGGCGATGCTCGGGAGAACGAAGTCATGGTGCCCGTCGGCCGTGTAATTGCTCGCAGCCTCAGCCGCAGGAAATGAGCCGTCGGCGTCACGTAGCGTCGTGGTGTTCAGCACTCCATTGATCTTGCTGGTGGCGCCTGTCTCGGTGCCGTACTCGCCCCATGCGAAGCGCCCGATATCGGCCGCAGCGAAGATCTTGTGGTGCAGCTGACCGTCGTCGCCTTGCTGGATGCCGGCGTAGAGACCGCCTTGGCCCACCCAGTATTCGCCGATGGCAGGCGGGGTAAGAGCGCCACTGGAAGGCGTTGCAGGTGCTGCTGGCACGAAGATGCTGACCTCGGGTGCCAGTTGCTCGGGCAGAAAAGTGCTTACGCTGATGTGCAGATTCTTGATGTTGATCAGTGGGGATTTCATTCTTATCTCCCGGCTGATGGCGCAAATCAGCTCCATCAGCGGCTGTGGGTGGTTTCAATTAGGTTTTGACTTGCCGGCCATCATCACCACCAGCAGTAATGCGACCAGCACTAGGTCGCCCACCATTGAAATGATGCGGCTGGCCGAGTCGACGAAGACGACGCCGCCCGCGAGCCCGCAGGCCGCCAGCGAACGAGCCTTACTACCGAGGTTGGCCAGCATGGTTACAGGTGGTCTTTCAGGTTGAGCCCGAGGAGCTTCGCGCTGCGCTCCAGAGCGGAGAGCTCGGCTGGCTCGATCTCACCGTCAGCCTCGGCCACGGTCAGCATCACGTTGAGCACGGTCAGCGCTTCGGATGGGGAGTGCGCCAGGTCGCCCAGTTCCTTTTCAGCGTTCTGCCGAAGGATACGAGCGCCGGATTTGAAGTCGGTCTTGGCGCGGTCGATGGTGTTGGACAGCTCTGCGCCGAAACCTTGAAGGGCCGGGTTATTGCTGAGGATGGTTTCGATCTTGGACAGCTCGCTGTCTTCGAGGTCGCCGTCAGCCGCAGCAACGTAGATGCTGCCGTAGACGACTGCCTCCATCAGATCGCGGTTCGCGAGCTTCGATACCACTGCGCGAGCTTGGCCAGATTTCTTGCCGAACAATTTGCCTAACATGGGTGTTTCCTCTTCGTGGGTTGGGGTGGAGCTTTTTCAAGGCCGAGCGAATCCCGGCCGCGTTGTTGGCTTTCGCGAAAATCAGATCGGGTTAAGCGGTGAGGGCTACCTCAATGCGGCGCACAGCCACGCGGGTCTCAATGCGGCGTTCGCCACTGCCTCGGCGAACGCGCAGCGCTGGGTCCTCAGCCATGGAGGCGTGCACAGCCAAGATCATGGCCAGAACAGCTGCCGGTGAGATCAGCCCGCGCTTGAAAGCTTCAGCCACCAAAGCAGCACGCCGGGTTACACCGAGTTTCGTAGTGAGCGCCAACAGGCGTTTATCGATAGTGTCTGGAGCGACCCCGAGATCACGCGCCACTTCCTTCGAAGTCCGCCCGGCTGCAACAGCCAGCAGGCACTCCAGCTCACGAGGAGCTGCACCACGACCGAGGAAGCCTGTAAAGCCGTGTGCGGTGATGGTTGTGGTTATCATTTGGGAAGCTCCATGCCGGTTGCGATGGAGTGAAATCTACAATCACATTTTTGTAATTGCAAATCAAATTTGTAATTGAGATCAAAATAAAGCCGCTCTTAAGCGGCTTCAGAGGTCAGCGAGAGAACATTCCCCACCAGAATACATGCCCAATTATGGCGATTTGTTCGTTCTGCATATCCTGGAATGTGTAGTCCTCATCAGGGTGGTCGTCCCGGTTAAAGCTCCTCAGTCGAATACCGTTGGGGAGTCTGTAAACCTGCTTGATACGCAACTGGCCGTTATGATTGAGCGCGTACATTTCGCCGTCCACGATGTCGCTGATTGAGGTTTTTCCAACGTTCACGCCAACCGTTGCGCCGTCTCTAAGGACTGGAAACATAGAGTTTCCGCTCACCATTACGCACTTGGCATTGCTGAACTGAACGTTGTTGTTGCGGAGGTCTTTCTTGAGAAATCGCAGATTGGATCTACTGCTTTCCTCGATAGCGAACCTGCCGGAGCCAGCCGATAGCTCGACTTCCCGCAATAACGGGACGTAAACCTCGTCCTCGCCAAGCGGTGTCTCATCATCCCAAACCGAGATGTCGCCTTCCATGGTGGCTTCATTTTGGTCAGGCTCAAGGCCGAGTTTTTTCAATACATCCGGCATGGGGCCAGTGAGCAAGCCGCTCGATGTCAGAAGCCTGTGCGAGGGGATATGAAGCGCTCGCGCTATCTCCACAAGTTTTTTGGGGCGAGGAACTGACCTTCCCGATTCCCATGCCTGCACTGCCTGGGGAGTAACACCTAGCTTTCTTGCAAGCTCGGATTGATTCAGGCCCTGCTTTTCGCGGGCTTGGGTAATGATCGACGCGGTCATAGATATGCTCATCTGCTCAGAATACAACTTGACTTTGTAGGTATCACTGCAAATAACGTTTGTAATCTTGCATTTTGAGTTGTAGCCTTTGCGGCAATGTCATAACTCCGCAGAGACAACCGATGAGTATTGATGCAATGACTTCGGCGGCAAAAGCAGTTGGCAGCCAGACGGCTCTTGCGAAGGCCCTTGGCTGTACGCCACAAAACGTTCAATGGATGTGCTCAACCGGCAACGTCCCGGCTAAGCACGTCCTAAAAATCGAATCGGCCACCGGTGTTTCCCGCCACCAGTTAAGGCCCGATCTGTACCCAGAAGCCTCGCCTACCTTGAATGCAAATCTACGCCCCGCCAGCGCGGTTGGTCAGTCCGACGAGCATGCTGTGAATCCATCCAGTTCTCAGTAGGCGGCGCCATGACTTCCCAAACCATTGATCGTCGCATTCACTGGAAGCCGAACGGCCAATCGAAAGTTTCCGCATGCGCAAACATTGATCCGCGCAATGCGCGGATTCTCGCGTGTTGGGAAATTTCATTTATTGCGACCACTTCAGTCGAAAAGGCGACAGATGGGGCTTTTCGCAAATTTTTAATCGTTAAAGCGGACCCCTGCCTTCCCACTGTTTAGGCATGAGTTGCAATTTTTGGAGATGTGATATGCGCGCTCGAACAACTATTCCGCCAGCCCGACCCGGGTAGGTGAAGACCCTCTCAGGAGAGGGGGTTGCATTAATTTTGCGTCGTGGATGATGGGGAAACCTAAACGCCAGGCACAAAAAAGCCCGACCTAAGTCGAGCCTTTAAGTCGGCACCCGCGCCAACGGGTGTCTCGGTATCACTTTGCTTCAGGAAAACCAAAATGAGTTCAAAAAATAGCACCAACCCACTCGCATCGCAAGAGCTGATCACGGCCCTTGTCGGCTTCTGCGACACCCCAATCGATAACCGGGGTATCCAATTGCTCAACGTTGCACCTGGCACGAACGCGGAGGATGCACTCCAAACCGCGAAGGTTCTGTCGTCTGGCTTGGGTCAGATTTGCCGTCACATGCACGACAGCTTGAACATGGGCGAACTGGCGTATTGCGATGGCATGGCCGCGCTGGGGTTCCTCGCCGAGACGGTTAGCGCGCTGGTCTGGTCAGTTCAGAAGGGCGCTGAAGCGGCGGAGGTTCGCCAATGAGTACTCCAATGTGGAACCAGTTGCTGGTCGATGTTGAACGCGAATTTCCTGCGTGCTCAGCCAAGAACGCTCGGCTCACACCCGATCAGGTAGATCGGTTGAGGGCTATCGAGAATACCAATGACAACTTCCAAGTCAGCACCCTCCATGGGGTCGCTGCCATTGGTGAACTCATCGCTCATGCCGCGAACCACAACGAGCTCAACGACGAGCTCGCGATGAGTGCTGGCTGGCTGATCAACTCACTTGCTCTGCTGTCGATGTCCATGGCCGATGCTGGCGCTGCGGCCGCTTACAAGCTGCAAAACATCCCTCATCAAGGGGCTGCCAAATGAACTCCCAACTTCCAACCATGCAGGAAGCAGCTCAAGAGGCTGAGTTTCAACTGCTCGCGGCTAAAGATCTGCTCGAATGGCAATACGCACCGACCAGCGCCATCCACCTCGATCATCTGCACGGGGACGGTAAATCTGCTGGCGCCCTGGCCGAGCTCGCGAAGTACTTTAGCGACACCGGATTCGGAGGTGTGTACAGCGCCATCGACCAGTTCAAACAGTTGGGCGAATCCGAGGCCGCGCCACAAAATCAGCAACCCGAAAACGTGGCGCGGATTCCGTTGGCGAATTTCTCCTCTGGTCAACACGCTGCTGTCGCAAAGCGTTTGGGTATGACCCAAGGATCGCTGAGCAAGGCTATCCGCGAGGGCCGTGTCATCTTCGTGACCGAAACGGCTGCTGGTGAGCTGTTGGCGGTCGAGGAGAAGCCGTTCCCGGGCCAGCGCCGTGATGTGGAGGCTGCTCAATGAACCTGATCACCAACAACGCGGTGACCATGTCCTCTCAAGAGATCGCCGAGATGGTGGGCAAGCGCCACGACAACGTGAAGCGAACCATCGAATCACTCGCTGCTGGTCACGTTATCGAATTACCTCAAATTGAGGTAATCCCCACTGCTACGAAACCGGTAAACGTTTACGTGTTTTCAGGCGCAAAGGGTAAGCGTGACAGTCTCGTCGTGGTTGCACAGCTCAGCCCAGAGTTCACCGGCGCCCTGGTAGACCGATGGCAGCATCTGGAACAGCAGAATCAGGCGCCAGCTTTGCCCGGCGACTACATCAGTGCCCTCGAGCACCTGCTGGAATCCAAGCGCTCCGAACGTTTGGCGATCGAGCAACGCGATCAGGCCATCGCAACCAAAGCCCAAATCGGTGCCAAACGTGAAGCAACTGCCATGGCCACCGCCAGCGCAGCTGTGCGTGAGGCTGCGCGCCTGCGTGACGAACTTGGTTTCAGCGCCCGCCACGCCACCATCCTGAAGGTGGAAACCGCCCTCAATCGCCGGTTCAGCTTCGTCAACCTTCGCCGGTGGTGCAAGGCGAATGGTGTAACCCCGGAGACTGTCCCTGACAAACGCTACGGCGAAGGCGTTAAAGCCTGGCCTGCCGCCGCCTGGGCAGCCGTTTTTGATATTGACCTGGCTGACCTGTTTGGCGCCGACGGAGAACAAGCATGAACAAGAAACCTACTCACGAACAACTCATGACCCTGATCGCCGAGGCTGCCATTGATTTCCAGCAGGCCGAAATCCTGCGCAACTCGCTGAAGCGCGAGCTGAGCGCGATGTACGCGACCTATTTCCGCGCCCACGGCCGCCCAGGTAACGGCGAACGCGCCCGTTTCGACTTCGAAGACCCGGCGTATCGGGGCGTAGTGGAGTTTACTCAGGGAGCTTACGGCCGCTGGTTTGATCAGCGAGCTCTCACCACACGTCTCAAGCGCAAGTTGCGCAACCTGGTTGAGCGTCTGGAGCGTGCCCAATGACCAACGTTATTGGTTTTCCGTCGCCGCTGCCCGTGGAGCACATCGACGAGGAGAGCATGGCCAAGCATGGCGATGCGGCTCTACTACTCAGGTGCTTCGAGATCGTGAAAGACACCCTGGAAGTGATCAGCGAGCCCGAGTATTCCATCGAAAAGGAGGACGATACGCACATCGACCTTATCCGGGCTTTCTACGCGCTCAAGGTGTTGTTCAAGCGTAAGACCGGGCATGACGCTGATGTGGTCGCCCGCGAGCATTGGGAGGCAATGGGACGGCACCTGTTGGAGGGTGCGCCCTTGCCTGAGCAGCGCATTCCCATCGTCACCGTGCCCGGCAACCCTCATCCGCCTAGCGCCTTTGATGAGATGACGAATCTGGAGCTGGCTACGACCAGCCTCAGCTACGCCAGGCGCGTCAGTGAATCGATCATGACGCATTCGCCCAAAGCCCTGGATATGGCAGAGGCACGGCTGCTCTCCATTGATGCCACCACCGCCATGCACGTCTTGAAGCAGCGCCTTGCCGGTGACGCGCCAAGTGATGCCTCGGCAGCGGTGAAGCGCACCACGGCCAATGGGGAGACGCTGCAATGAGCCGCCTCACGCAAACCACAACCACCGAGCGAGGTCCGGTGTCGGTGATCGCCGGCCCGTGGCCGAGCTACAGCCAATTCAAGGGGCTGCCAGAGCGCGACCGCTGGGTTCTTTATGGATCGGCCAAGGCCTACCGCCAAGCGCTGGAAGATCAGGGGCTGGTGATGGCCGAGACCTACGACGCCTTCATTCGCCGCGTGACTGGGGAGCTGGATCTATGAGCGACTGGGGATTCGTTTACATCCTTGGCAATCAAGCCATGCCCGGCATCTACAAGGTCGGCACCACCAAGTTCTCGCCGCGTCGTCGGGCTGAAGAGCTGTCACGCGGTACCGGGGTTCCTCATGAGTACGAGGTCTTCTACTACGCCGAACACTCCAATGCTGTCTCTTGGGAAAAAGAGGTTCATCTACAGCTTGCCGATCGCCGCGTCTCTGAGCAGCGCGAGTTCTTCAAGGGGCCGCTCATCGACATCATCAAAGCTGTTGAGGGTGACGGGGAGCATTGCTCTGACTGGGATTCGGATGAGGCAAAAGAAGCTCGCCAGCCGGGGCGAATGTCGCAGCGCGATCCACTGTGGTTCGAGCGGCACCTGCATTCCCCTGGCTACCTCGAGCGCCTACGGAGGGATCGCGCATGAGCATCCAATCTATGGTGTGGGCCCTTGAGCAGCAGGAGATCAAAGACTCCACCTGCCGCCATGTCCTGCTGTGCCTCGCTAACTACGCGGGCAGTGATGGGCGTGGGGCCTTTCCTTCTGCGCTGACCCTGGCCAATGACACCGGCCTTTCCGAGCGCACCGTGCGCTACAAGCTCGATGCCCTTGAGGCTGCTGGCCTAATCAAGCGCGGTAATCAGTCGATCGCGGCCGCTTACATCGACCGTCACGACCGTCGCCCAGTGGTGTATGACCTCATCGAAAAACGGGGTGCACCAGATGCACCCCGCTCCGAACGGGGTGCAGATGAAGACGTGACGGGGTGCAGCTCAGAACAGAGCGGGGTGCAAATGACGACAGAACGGGGTGCAGCAGCTGCACCCAATACGTCATCTACCCGTCATCTATCCGTTAATAAACCAAAAGAAGACGCAAACAAGTCTGCTGGGTCTCGAGGGAAGACTGGCAAGTTCGATCCGCTCACTGCCAAACCAGCGAACGCTTCCGAAAAGGCGTGGGCAGATTTCTGCGAAATGCGAAAGGCCAAACGGGCACCGCTGACACTCCGCGCCTGCGAGCTGATCGCCAAGAAGCTGGCCAACCATCCAGAGCCAGATGCAGTGCTGGACAAGTCCACTACCAGCAGCTGGTCGGACATCTATCCCGACTCGGTATTGCCTGGTGCTGGCGCGAAGAACGGGAAGCCTTCGACGTTCACCAACCTGCCGCAACACGAACCAAACGCTTATCCGGAGGTGCCACATGGCCAAACCAATTTCTAACTTCCGCCGCGCGCCGGATGTTCGCTTCTTCGAGGCTCAGTGCCCAGTGCACGGCACTATCGACGGCGCCGAGGTTGAGCAGTTCGACGGTTCGTATCTGGTGCGCACCTGTCGCCGGTGCCAATGGGAGGCGATGAACACCGCCGACACGCGCAGCGAGGCTCACACGCAGGCACTGGCTCGCCGCGAGGCTACTGCGCTGAACGACCTGCTGATCGGCTCGGGCATCACTCCGCGCTTTGCTGATTGCACGCTGGATAACTTCACCACTGGTGCGGTGCTGGAAAAGGTCCGCGCATTGTCGACTTGTCAGTCGTACGTTGAACAATTCGAAGAGAACTACCGCGCCGGCCGATCGCTGATCCTGTCCGGTAACGTCGGTACCGGGAAGACGCATCTAGCCAGTGGCATGGTGCAGCACGTCATTCGTAAGTTCAGCGCAGCGGCCTTGATCGTCTCGGCCGCTGAGATCATTCGCATCGCCAAGGGCGCGATGGTGCGCGGCGCCGAGTACACCGAGCGCGACGTGATCAACGAACTGGCCGGCCTGGACCTGCTGGTGATCGACGAGATCGGCGCGCAGAAGGGGAGCGAATACGAACTGGGCTTGCTCCACGAAGTCATCGATCGCAGGTATCAGCTTGTCCTGCCCACTGTGGTGGTGTCCAACCTGCCGGCCAACGCTCTCGGCCAGTTCATCGGCGACCGCGCGCTCGATCGCCTGCGCCAGAATGGCGGTCAAGCCGTCGGATTCAGTTGGTCTTCGATGAGGTCCACCACATGAGTGAATATCGCGAACTGTTCAGCGATGAGGCTGAACACGCATTGCTGGGGGCGATGCTGCTGGACGGCGAGCTGTTCGACGCCATCACCAGCCAGGTCTCGGCGGCGGACTTCCACGATCCGGAGAATGCAGCTCTGTTCCAAACAATGATTGGATGTCACTCGGCAGGTAATCCAATCGATCCGGTAACGCTGCATGACTTCGCCGAGTATCTACCGAGCGGCACCCGCACACTGGCCTACGCCGGCGAGCTGGCGCGCAATACGCCCAGCACCGCCAACTGGAAGGCCTACGCCAAGGTGGTGACGGAACGCGCCGTGCTGCGCCGTCTGGTGGACGCTGCCGACACGGTGCGCGAGTTGGCCACCGAGAATCGGCCGGTCGCTGAAATCATCGCCAGCGCTCAGCAGGCAATGGCGGATCTGCGCGACCTTCAAACCGGAGAGCCGGACTACAAGCGCATGGACGAGGTGGTGGAGCGCAACATCGACATCATCGACTCCAAGTTCAACGGCACGCTGCAATCCGGCCTGTCGACAGGACTGGTTGACCTGGACAAGCTGATCCGAGGCCTGCGGAAAAAGACCGTCACCATTGTGGCCGGCCTGCCGGGGAGCGGTAAAACCACCCTCGGCCTGCAGATTGCCCAGCACATCGCGTGCAGCGGCGCTGGCGTCGGCATGGTGTTTTCGTTGGAAATGCCGGAGGAGGAACTGGGCAATCGCGCGCTGGCTTCAATCGGCAGTATCGATCTGCGAAAACTCGATGACGGGCAGTTGCAGGACGATGACTGGCCGCGGCTGACCTCGGCGGTGAGCAAAATCGTCGACGTTCCGCTGTTCGTTTGCGACAAGTCCGGTTTGACCGTTGCAAGAATCCGCAGCATTGCCCGCCAGGTGCAGCGTGCTCATGGCCTCGATGTCGTGGTGATCGATTACATCGGCCTGATCGGCTCGGACGGCAAAGCGTTCAACCGCACTTCGGAACTCGGGAAGATCTCGACCGGCATCGTGAACATCGCCAAGGAGCTGGAGGTGCCGGTGATCCTGCTGGCGCAACTCAACCGCGACTCAACGAAGCGCCCCGGCAAGAAACCGATCGCCTCGGATCTGCGCGACTCCGGACAGATCGAAGCTGACGCCCACTGCATCATCCTTGTTCATCGCGACATGGATTCTGAGGAGGGCCAGAACGGCGTCACGGAGCTGATCATGCCCAAGTGCAGGCACGCACCTGTCGGATCATGCCTCGTTCAGCAGCAGGGCCAGTACGCCCGATTCGTCAACTTCGCCGGTAACCGCGAGCCGAGTAACGAGGAGGTCGAAATGGGCCGTTCGTTCGCCAGTCAGTACAGGGGGAAAAAGGCATGATCGAGATGAAACAGATGTTCCGTCGATTGACCGGCTTTAGATTTGAAAAACTCATCAGTTCGCCGGAACACCCGCCGGAGACACCCCGCACGGCAACTGACGAAGCAACCAACTGCGAGGTTTCAAAACCGACATTGTTGGAACCAGGCAGCGCGATCGTCCTCCCGAAAGGTGCGGTAGTGGTGAAGGCACCCAAATACCCGGAAGCCGAGCGCATTGCCGCCTCGATCCGTGACTTTCCGGACGACTGGGTTTGGAAGATGAAGGGCTATGAGCTCGGGCACCTGCCTACCGGCTTCATTCTGTGGGTGGCGAACCAAGACTATGGGCTCGCTGAGGTCTACAGCACCGGTGGAAAGGGGGACTTCACCAAGCCCGAACAGGCAATCATCTGGCCGGCTGTCGAAGGGTGGCTGGCGCAAAACAAGATCGGATTCACCGGACGCCTACCGAAGGCAACAATCATCGGTCGCGATTCCACCTACTGGTGCTTCGTCAAAGACAAGCCTTGGGTGGGCATAGGCTGCTCGCCAGCGGACGCGTACCGGACGTGGAGCTTCGCCGTCTCCGCCCAAGCGCGCAGCAACATCAATCCCAGCGAATACTTGAAAGTTCGGAGCGCCACGCTATGACCAACGTAACGGCGGCACTGCCGCGCAAGAGCCTGCTCGAGCATGAGCGCAAGTTTTTGAAAATTGCCGGCGAAGGCCTAGCACAGGAAAAAGTGGGTGGTGCTGCCGCTATGGCCTGTCTGCTGGACATGGTCGCCAGCTGGCACGCTACCCGTGTGAACATCGGATTCGGTGACTACTGCAAGCGCTGGGTCTCCGAAGGCAACGCCAAGAGCAAGACGGCGGATCGCCTGCTGCGCAACCTGCTGGGGCTCGACGATGCACCGCCGCCGCGCCGAATCCGGAGGGCTGCCTGATGTCGGTTTACCGAAGCGCCGAACACGGCGTCATGCGGGCGATGAACGTCGACTCGATCTCTTTGCACAAGGGCGCGGGCTGGCAGAACAAGTATCAGTCGGAGGGGTGGGAAGCAGAACGAGCTGATAACCCGTGCCCGATGGATCGGTTCGACCAGCTTACGCAGGACAGCATGACCCGATCACTCTTGCGCCGGGTTCTGGTACCGCATCACTGGCAGTTGCTGGTAGCGCATTTCATGGTGGACCTCGATGGGTCGACGCAGCAGCAACGTGTCGCCGCCATTGCGCATCTGGCGCGCTCAGCACCAGGGAAGGCGCACCACCTGTTCAAAACGAAGTGCGTGACTGCATGGGCGACTCCGCGCCTGCCGGAGTCGTTCATGGTGCTGCACACTTGGGACAACGCAGACACGCCGACACCGGAGAAAACGCTGTATCGGTGGCGGTCGGATATCCGCAAATGGCTGGAGGCCGAGCGCGACACCGCGATCAGTTCGGCATGGGTAATTCTCAACGAAGCGAACCTGATTGCAGAAAGTGCTTGATTCGCTGAGAAAATGAGAATTTAATTACCCACATTGCGGTTCTGCGTCTTGAAGATGCGAACCCGAAAAGCCCCGCCACCGAGCGGGGCTTTTTGCTTTATGCGGGTGAGTGCGCAGGCTGATGCGTAACGGGAGTATCCGTTCCCTGAAATATGGACAAGCCGGAGATCAGCACCGGCCATCTGCACCAATTTCAACTCGTGCAAAATTTGCACTAGTTCATTCTCAAGCCTCGCCACTGTGCGGGGCTTTTTCGTTTCTGGAGCATTCGATGCAAAGCCACGACTATGTGCCGGGTGTATCCGGCTGGAAGCACGATAAGGTTTCGGGCGAATTCGAGTTCAACTCCTGGACCCTCGGTAGCGCGGCGAATGCTCCAGAGCGCCAGATGGTATCGGTGGAAGTGGCCAGCTGGAGCAAGTACGACTTGCCCAAGAATGCCGCCAACCTGGTCCAATTCATGGAGGCCGAACTGCAAAAGGTGCCGGAGGAATACCGGCACGCTGCTGAGTTTGAAGAGTTCGATGCGGGCTATGGCGATGGCTCGTTCAGCTCGCGCCTGTTCCTCAGCTACTCGCGACTCGAAACTGCAGAGGAGTTGGCCGATCGCCTTGAGAGGGCGAAGAACGCTGGCACCCAGATCAAGTTCGAAGGCGGGGTCACCACTATTGCCCAAGACGGCGTTATCCGTGTCCGGATTGGCAACCTCGCCGCACCAGAGCCTGAGCATGGCCCTGTTGAGCAACCTGCGAAGCCTTTCGTCGTTGTCGATGGCACGACCTACCTGAACGAGGCGTTCATCGATGACAGCATGATCGCCCGCGCCAAAATCGCCAGTAATTGGTCGGTGAAGATGCAGGTCACGCAGGGCGGACAGTATGTGGCTGCTGGCATTGGGCTGGGTTTCCCTTCGCAGTTCCTGGTCCGCGCTGATCGGTTCGTGATCCAAGAAGGTGCGCGATCGAGTGATTCTGGTGACGCCCTGGCAATGGCGCTCAAGGGGTGGGATGCCGCCGGTTCAGCTTTGAAAGCCTGCGCGTCTCTCGCAGTGATCGACAGGATCGCCACCGTGATTGGCCAAACCGCACTATGCAAAGAGCTGGTTGAGGAGATCGGCAAGATTCACCCTCGCGGCAAAATCGGCGAGCTCGAAGACAAGGTAGATGCGCTTCGCAAGGATCTCGATCAGCTCAACCTGGAGCGGATCGGCGAGAAAGGCAATGCAGACGGGGCAAGCATTCTCCTTGATCGCCGCCTCGCATCAATTGAACACCGCTTGGCCAGTCTCGAATCGAACCGCTTCCGCCGGCCGCACGCCAACTGATCCCAGGACGGGACAACAATCAAATCAGGAGCAAACCAATGGCCGAACCGAGTGCCGGCGTACTGGCGGCGACGGCTGTTGTGGGAGTTACCACCGCAAGCCTGATCCCCGGAGTGGATGTGAATGCGGTGGTGGGTGGCTTTGCCGGCGCCATGTTCTTCGTGGTGTTCGCCCGAGACCTGACCCCGCTGTCGAGGCTTGGCTATTTCATCGCCTCATGGGTTGCCGGCTACTACGTGGCCAGCGAGATCATCGGCCGTGAGTGGGCCAAGACATCAGGGCTTGTCGCCTTCTTCGGCGCCCTGTTCTGCGTGGCCGTCTGCATCAGCCTGCTGGAATGGGTGAGCGGCGGCAAAATGCCCGGTTGGCTGCAATGGTTCGCCGATCGTATCGGAGGACGTCCCAATGGTTGATCCATGGACTTTGATTGCAGGCGCGCTGTGTGGCGCGATCTGCCTGCGCATTGCTGTTTACCGCCGAGAGGGTGCTCGATACCGCGCCGGCGTTTCATGGCTGGCTTACTTGCTCGCCGTCGGTACGGGGTGTGAGTCGCTGCAGATCACTCTGGCCACGCTGACGGCAAAGCCTGCGCCATCGGTGTCGCCGTTCCTGCTGATGGTGTTGGTTGTCCTTCTGGTGCTGGTGTACCGCGCCAGGGGCAACGTGGCTCGCATCCTTCGGATGGACTGAGTCGCGACACGTTTTCACATAACTCGAATTGTGTCGCGACACGCGACGAAGGATCAACAGATGAGCACGGTCAGCGCCGGGTACTACCAAATAAAAGGGATGGTCAGTGAAATGCCTGCCGAGGAACAGGCAGAGGTTGCCCGAGTCGAGGCCCAGATATTGGAGCTGGCCAAGTCCTCACAGGCAGCTGCTCTCGGTGTGATCCTTGCCTCGATCAAGCTCTCGCTGGAGCCGTGATCATGGGCCACACGTTCGAGTGCGCCAAGTGTCGTCGCATCAAGACGGAGGCAGTTCCGTACTACGGCAGCGGCCTGATGTGCGAAGGCTGTCGTGGATTGCTGAGCTTGGCACCGCCAACAGTCGAGTGGCGTGGACGAAAGCCACCTCCATCGGCACCGTCGATGCGCGTTCCGTGCCCCGCACTGACTCCAAGCGTTGGCTCGCTGCTGGTTGTCCTGGTGTTCATCGCTGGTGTAGCGGTAGGCGCCAAGATGGTAGGAGGTTGGTGATGGCCAAGCTAAAGATGCACAAGTCGCCCCTCAAGATGGCTGCGATCCAAACCCTAAGGGTTCAGGTTGTGGCGGACAGGCGAATCACTGGCCGCCGGCTGCAGGCTCGACGCTTGACCGTGTGGCGACAAGACCCAACCTGCGCCGCTTGCGGTCGAGTGGTCAACTTCCCAGACGGTTTCGAATTGGACCACAAGGTTCCATTGTTTATGGGTGGTGAGGATATCGAAGCAAACTGTCAGGTGCTCTGTGTGCGCTTCGAGATGATCGAGGGCCAGCGCATCAAGAAGGGCTGCCACGCATCCAAGACATCGACCGAAGCGCCCTGAGCTTGCCAGGTCTCGACGCACCGAAATGGTGCCGGATTAGGGGCTTTGGCGTGCCACAAAGGGAGGGGAGGGGGTAAAACCTCGGACCTCTTTTGCTCGGAAACCTCACCCTCTCCCATTCGTAGATTTTTTCCCCGTTAACAGGATCCGTTAACTATGGCGTTAACCGAACAAAAGCGCCGGTACGCCGAAGCGCGGCTGTCCGGTGAAGGCAAAAAGCAGGCGGCAATATCTGCTGGGTGCCCCGAAAAGACTGCATCACAGGCGGCATCGCGGCTCGAAAAAGATCCGGAGGTTCAGGCTGCAATGGGGCGGGCGGTGGCTGTTAACTCGGCCAAAAAATCTGACCAGCCCGCGGCCGATCCCGACCCCTACATCCCAGCGGCAGCGGATGACCCTATCGACTTTCTAAAAGGGGTCATGAAGGACTTGGTAGCAGACCCCAAGCTTCGGATCGATGCTGCAAAAGCGCTACTCCCCTACACACACGGGAAGATAGCGGAGCAAGGCAAGAAAGATCAGAAGGCCAATGCGGCCAAGAAAGCCTCGGCAGGCCGATTCGGCCAGGGTGCGCCACCAAGACTAGCGGTCGATAACACACGGTGATTTGAATGGAGTGGTCAACTGCTTGCCTTGACTGGGAAGCAAGGATCGTTGCCGGTCAGTCATTGGTGCCTATCAAGCCGCTCTTCCTGGAGGAGGCAGCAGCCGGCCTTGAGGTGATGCAGCAACTGCGCATCGTTGACGCTCCTGGTAGTCCAACCATTGGCGAAGCATGCGCGCCTTGGGTGTCAGACTTCGCCGGCTCTGTATTCGGCTCCTACAACCCAGACACAGGCCGGCGCGAGATCAAAGAGTTCGCCCTGGTCATCCCGAAGAAGAACTCCAAGTCCACTATCGCTGCGGCGATCATGTTGACGTTGCTGATCCGCAACTGGCGTCAATCGGCGGAGCTGATCATTTTGGCGCCAACCATTGAGGTAGCGCAAAACGCCTTTGCCCCGGCCAGAGACATGGTCAAGCACGATGAGGAATTGGCCGATCTGCTCCATGTTCAAGAGCACATCAGGACTATCACCCATAGAGAAACGGGCGCAACGCTGAAGGTTGTAGCGGCTGACTCGAATACGGTCGGCGGCAAGAAGGCCAGTTTCATCCTGGTGGACGAGATTCACCTGTTCGGCAGCAATCACAATGCCGAGAACATGCTGCGCGAGGCAACCGGCGGTCTAGCCTCGCGGCCTGAGGGCTGCATCATTTATCTGACAACCCAGTCGGACAAGCCTCCGGCTGGGGTTTTCTTGCAAAAGCTGCAGTACGCCCGAGGCGTCAGGGACGGAAAGATTAAGGACCACCGCTTCTTGGCGGTGATCTACGAGTTCCCTCGCTCAATGATCGAGGCCGGCGAGCATCGCAAGCCAGAGAACTTTCATGTCGTAAACCCGAACCTCGGTTACTCGGTAGATCGCGAATACCTTGAGCGCGAATTGGCGAAGGCCGAAGAGTCAGGTGAGGAGTCGCTGCGCGGCTTCCTCTCAAAATTCCTCAACGTTGAGATCGGCCTGGCTCTGATGTCGAGCCGCTGGGCTGGCGCGGAGTTCTGGGAGTCTCAGATCCGCGAGTGCGTCACGCTGAACTACATCCTCGAACGCAGCGAAGTAGTGACGATTGGCGTTGATGGGGGCGGCCTTGACGACTTGCTTGGCCTGGCCGTGCTTGGTCGTGACCGGGAAACCCGAGAGTGGTTGGCCTGGTGTCGGGCCTGGGCGCATCCATCGGTACTTGAGAGGCGTAAGGATATCGCTGCAAACCTCCACGATTACGCCCGAAGCGGTGATCTGGTGTTGGTTAAGCACATTGGCGATGACGTTGATGAGGTGGCTGACATCGTGGATCAGGTCGACGCCTCTGGCCTCCTGCATCAGGTAGGCCTCGACCCCGCCGGCATCGGTGCAATTCTTGAAGCGATCACGGCTCGCGGTGTCAGCCAGGAGAAGGTGGTTGGTGTCAGTCAGGGTTGGCGACTTGGTGGCGCGATCAAAACTACTGAGCGAAAGCTTGCCGAGGGCGGGCTTATTCATGCCGACCAGCCTTTGATGAACTGGTGTTGCGGTAACGCAAGGGTCGAGCCCAAGGGCAACTCAATTTTGATTACAAAACAGGCCAGCGGCTCAGCAAAGATCGACCCGCTCATGGCTCTGTTCTGTGCGGTTTCGATAATGGCAACGAACCCGAAAGTGGAAGACACCCTTTCTGACCACATCATGAAACACGGACTAAGAACCCTATGACCGATGAAATCAAGGCGCCAAAGCTTGCTGCGCTGAAGGAAGCCTTGCCTGACATTATCGGGATACTTGGGCTTGGCCTGCTGACGCGGGGTTTGTGGGCATGGATGGGCGAACCTCTGGCCCTGACTGTTTGCGGAGCGCTCCTGATCACCTTGTCTGTTGCCTCGATAGTGCGGGGTGACCGGTAATGCTGCGATCACTCCTTGGAAGAAAGAGCGCCCCGCAGGCCATTGATACGTCGGAGAAACTCGCGCAAGCCCTGGGCGAAGGCTACGAAAGCAACTCAGGACAGCGCGTCACCACGAATAGCGCGATGCAACAGTTAGTCGTGTTCAACTGCGTCCGAGTCTTGGCGGAGTCGATGGGGATGCTTCCTTGTCAGCTTCTCAAAAAGACCGACCGATTCCGGTTGCCCGCCACAGGCCACCGGCTTTACCCGCTCATTACCATGGCTCCCAACAGCTACATGACCGCTCAGGAGTTCTGGGAGCTGCTGGTGGCCTGTCTGTGTCTGCGCGGTAACTTCTATGCCTACAAGGTATCGGCGCTGGGGAATGTGGGCGAACTGCTACCACTAAACCCAGACATCGTCACACCGAAGCTCAAGGACGACTGGACGGTTGAGTACACCGTCAACTTCAAGTCAGGCACCAAGGTCCTGACGCAGGATGAAATTTGGCATGTTCGGCTGTTCACGCTGGATGGCCTGAATGGGCTTAACCCGATTGCCTATGCCCGCCAGGCGCTTGGTCTTGGTCAGGCTATGGACGCACATGCAGCCAAGCTGTTTACCAATGGCGCCGTTACAAGTGGCGTATTGCGCACCGAGCAGGAGCTGTCTCCTGAGGCATTTGATCGGCTCAAGACGGAGTTTCAGGGCGAGCACATGGGCGTGGCCAACGCCTATAAGCCAATGATCTTGGAGATGGGCCTGGACTGGAAGCCAATCAGCCTGAGCGCCCAAGACACCCAGTTCATCGAATCCAAGAAGCTGACCGAGGCGCAGATCTGCGGCTTGTTCCGCGTGCCGCCTCACCTGGTGGCCAGCATGGAAAAGATGACGCTCAACAACATCGAACACATGGGCATGAGTTTCGTGAACTACTCGCTGGTTCCGATCATGACCCGCATCGAGCACCGCATTCAGGTCGGCCTGCTGAACGAAAAAGACCGCTTGACGCATTACGCCAAGTTCAACGCCGGAGCGCTGATGCGCGGCGATCTGAAGGGTCGATACGAATCCTACGGCAAGGGCATCCAGTGGGGGATCTTGAGTCCCAACGACTGCCGCGAACTGGAAGATGAGAATCCCCGCGAAGGCGGCGACATCTACCTCACCCCAATGAACATGACTACCAAACCAGAGGCTGCCGACGATGCAGACAAAACAGCGCCTTGACGTGCCGCTGACCATTAAGTCGGTCAGCGACAGCGGCGAGTTCGAAGGCTACGGCTCCGTGTTTGGTGTCGTTGACAGCTACAGCGATGTGGTTGTCCGCGGGGCGTTTGCGGCAAGCCTCGCCAGATGGAAGGAAAAAGGACGTCTGCCGGCGATGCTTTGGCAGCACCAAATGAGCGAGCCGATCGGCATCTACACCGAGATGCGCGAGGACGATGTGGGCCTGTACGTCAAAGGCCGGCTTCTGGTTGAAGCTGATCCGCTGGCCAAGCGCGCGCACGGCCACATGAAAGCCGGAAGTCTTACCGGGCTATCCATCGGCTACATGCTCGAGGACGGCGGTTACGAGTACGACAAGGAAAAGGGCATCTGGCTGCTGAAGGCAATCGACCTCTGGGAAGTATCCCCGGTCACCTTCCCGGCCAACGATGAGGCCCGGATCACTGATGTGAAATCTCTGCTGGCGCGCGGCGAAACGCCGCCTCCCAGCAAAGTGGAGCGAGCCCTTCGAGAGGTTGGGTTTTCTGGCTCCCAGGCCAAGGCCTTTATGGCCAAGGGCTACGGCGCAGTTTCACCGCGAGAGGCGGATGCCGACGAAGCAATGCAATCCCTCAAATCACTGTTGACCCGCATTTAAGGAGCCTCTCATGGCTGTTGAAAAGAAAGATATCGAAGACGTCGCCGAAGCCCTGGGCAAGAAGTTCGACGAGTTCAAAAAGACCAATGACAAGCGCATCGATGGCTTGGAAGAAGAAAAGGGCAAGCTTTCTGGCCAGGTCGATACGCTCAACGAAAAGTTGAGCGAATTGGATGCGCTGAAGAGTGATCTCGAAAAAGAATTGCTTGCGTTCAAGCGTCCAGACGGCACCGGCACCAAGGCGGCCAGCGAGCACAAGACTGCCTTTATGCAGTTCGTGCGCAAGGGTATTGAAACCGGCCTGGGTGAACTTCAGGCGAAGGCACTGCAGGTCGGCGTTGATGCCGATGGCGGCTTCGCGGTTCCCGAAGAGCTGGACCGCAGCATCATTGAGCTGTTGCGCGATACCTCGCCGATGCGCCAAGTGTGCAACCAAATCACTGTTGGCAGCCCCGACTACAAGCGTTTGGTGAACCTCGGCGGCAACGGCGCAGGCTGGGTGGGTGAAACCGATCCGCGTCCTGCAACCAACACTCCAAAGCTCGGCAACATCTCTGCGTTTATGGGGGAGCTGTACGCCAACCCGCAAGCCACTCAGACCAGCCTTGACGACATCTTCTTCGATGCCGAGGGCTGGTTGAATGGCGAGGTTGCTCGCGACTTCGCCGAGAAGGAAGGTAATGCTTTCCTGAAAGGCGATGGTGTCAACAAGCCGAAAGGTCTGCTGGCGTATGGCCTGGATGTGAAGGACGACGACGCTCGCGCTTTCGGTGTTTTGCAAAATCTGTTGAGCGGTACCGCCGGTGCGGTCACTGGCGACAGCCTGATCAATCTGATTCACGCCCTCAAGGCTGGCTATCGCGCCAACGGCACCTGGATGATGGGCAACCTGACCGTTGCCTACGTCCGCAAGCTGAAGGACAGCGAGGGCAACTACCTGTGGCGCCCAGGCCTGGAGGCTGGCGCACCCTCGGTCCTGCTGGGTTACGGCATCACCGAAAACGAAGACATGCCAGATGTTGCGGCTGACGCCAATGCCATCGCATTCGGCGACTTCAAGCGCGCCTACACCGTGGTAGATCGCATCGGTACTCGCGTTCTGCGTGACCCGTACACCAACAAGCCGTTCGTTGGCTTCTACACCACCAAGCGCGTCGGCGGCATGCTGGTCGACTCCCAGGCCGTGAAGATTCTCACCCTGAGCGCCGCTGCCTGACTGGGCGGGCGCCTTCGGGCGCCCAGCCTGCTGGAGGATTTATGCCGATCATTATTGTGAAAAAGCCGTTCCCATTCTCTGTAGATGGCAACCATGTAGTTGAGGTTGCGGTCGGCGAGCAGGATGTTTCGGAGCGATGCGCTCTGGTGGCGGTCGAGCACCTAGGCGTGGCGTCCTACGCCAATCAACTGGACGCAAACGGTCTGAAGTTGGATGGTCCGACCATTGCTGAGTTTGTCGAGGCTGGCTACCAGGCCGTCAACTATCCGCCCGAAGGCTACGCATCGCGCAGTTCTCAGGAGGAGATTGACGCCGCGATAGAGGCTCAGAAAATCGCGGACACCGAGACTGATCCGCTCAAGATGACCGTGCCAATGCTGAAAAACTGGCTTACCGCCAAAGGCATAGCTTTCGAGCCTGGCGCAAACAAGCCGGCGCTTCAGGCGCTGGTACCGGCTGGTGATTGATCTTCCCATCGTCAAGGCTCACTTGCGGGTCGACCATGACGATGAGGATGCGCTGATTGAGGGCTACAGGGATGCAGCCCTCAGCGCGTTCGAGACCTGGACCAATCGCACGCTTGTCGATCCGGAGACGGCTCTGCCTGACCCCGTCGGCAATGCGCTGTTGATGACCAGGGCGATTAAGCAAGGTGCGTTGTTGCTGATCGGCCACTGGTACAGCGGGCGCGAAACCGTCGTGATTGGGACAATCACAGCTGAGCTGCCGATGGCGACCAATGCGCTTTGGAAGCCGCATCGGTGGGTGAATATATGAGAGCCGGCCCTCTGCGTCACCGCTGCACGCGCCGCGGCTACATCGAAGGCACCGATGCTCTCGGCCAGCCATCAAAGGTATGGGGCGACCTCGGAAAGCTTTGGGCGGAGATCAATATTCCCTCCGGCCGTATGTACGAGGCGGCGTCTCAAATGCAAGTGACGGTCACCGCCGAGATAAACATCCGGTACCGCAAGGACGTGGTGGCAGGCCAGCATCTGGTGCATGACGGAGTCACTTATGAAATCGTTGCACCGCTGGCCACCAACCAGCGCGACATGCTGAAGCTGATGTGCAAAACGGTGAGGCCAAAATGAGCAATGGATCATTGACCGTGTTGGGATTTGGTGATTTGCAGCAAGACTTCGAACGCTTGGCCAAGTCAGCCGGCGACAAGATCGTTCGCGATGCAGTGATAGCCGGAGCGCGCGTGGCCAGGGATGAGGCCAAGAGCAAGGTGCCGGTCCGCACCGGCAAGCTGAAGAAGAACATTATCGCCGTACGACTAAAGCAGGCAGATACGCCTGGCGCTGCAACTGCTGGTATTCGGGTGAAGAAGCCCGCCGGCAAGCAAGCCAAAGCGCTCAAGCGTCCAGGCAAGAAGGGGCGCGGCTCGGCGCCGGATTACAACGCGCCGTTCTACTGGAAATTTCTTGAACTGGGCACCTCAAAAATGCAGGCCCACCCGTTCATCCGTCCTGCCTGGGATGGGAGCCTGCCGCAGATTGAAAAGGCCGTGGCTGACAAGCTGGCCGAAGGCATCGACAACGCCATCACCCGGTAAACCCAATGATTGAGAAATCCCTCATCGACAGGCTTTCGCCTCTGGTCGACGGCCGCGTGTACTTCGGCGTTGCGCCGGAGGGCGCCGCCCAGCCGCGCCTGGTGATTCAAACGGTAAGCAGCATCACCGGTTTCACGCTCGCCGGCTGGGACGGCTCCAGCGACCTGACGATTCAGCTCGACGCTTGGGGCGAAAGCTTCCTCGAAGCGCTCACGCTTGCTGGTCAGGCCTTCGCCGCGATGACCACGGATGGCGCCGACTTCACCACCGGCAGTGCAGACCGCTTGGCGGATGATTTCGAAAACGACACCAAACTTTTCAGCGTGAGCTGGGAATACACCCTGCAACCATAGGAGGCCACATGGCCGCTCAAAACCCAACGAAAGCGAAGTTCGTCAAGACGCAGGGCACGGCTCTCAGCGTTTCCAAAGCAACGACGCTCGACCCTAAGGCAGTCGGCATTGAATGGGCCGATCTGTCCGTAACGATCAAGCAACCACAATTCCAAGGCGGGCAGTCGGACGAGATCGAGGTCACGGTACTCGCCAGCGAGGCGAAAGAGTTCACTGTGGGCCTGGCCGACAATGGCACATTCAGCATGTCCGGCAACTGGAAAGCGGACGACGAAGCACAGACCGTGCTGCGTACGGCTCGTGATGATGGTGAGCCTCGCGCCTTCAAATCCTTGTTCAAAGATGGCTCCTCCTCGAGCTTCCTCGGCCTGGTCACCCAGTTCACCTGGGACGCGGCGCCGAACGGTACCGTGAACGGCACGTTCAACGTGCGCATCACTGGCGCCGTATCCTTCGACCTGCCGGTGGTGCCGTAATGGCTCGCACAAAGGCTGGTTCGGCTATGGATCTCCGTTCCATGGCGCTTGATCCGATGCGCAACTTCAAGCATGAGGCCCTCACCATTGATGAGTGGGAGGGCGCCCGGGTTGTCGTCAGGGCGCTGAGTGCTGGCGACTGGGTTGAGTACCGGCGCCGCGCTGCGCTGGCAGTTGCGGAAGCCCGCCAGGATGCGGGGCTCCCTGCTCAGGCCATCGCGTCTGAAAGTGAAGACCAGTCACCGTTGGAGCCGCGGGTAGAGATTCAATCGTCGCCACTGTATGCGTTCGTCCTGGTACGTGCGTTGCTCGATGAGAACAACGTGCGGGTGTTTCAGGATGAAGACGTGCCTGCTGTAGCTGAAGCATTCAGTCCCGTACATGACCGGCTCGTCGGCAAGGTTTTCGAGCTGAGCGGTGTTGCTGCTGGCGCCGGCGGTGACGATCCGGTGGACGCCGCGGGAAACGGCTGACGGAGGAGCCGGAGTTGGCATTTATGCTGACTCTTGCCCTCCGGCTCGGCATGACGCTCCAGGATCTGCGCTCACGGATGAGCGCGGAGGAGTTGTTCCTCTGGATGGCCTATAACCAGGAGTCGCCACTCAGCGACGCCCGGGGAGACATTCAGGCGTCGATCATTGCGGCGTCCGTGTTCCAGGCCCAGGGTGCGAAAGTTTCTGCTGTGGACCTGATGCCCAAGTGGAAGGATGAGGCGGCTGCGGTGGTTGATGAGGCAGCACAGGCTGAGGAGGGAGAACAGCTTTTCAAGGCGTTCTTGATGGTCAAGTCATCCGAGTGACGTAGGTTACCCGCCGTCCGAGGTCCCATCCTCATGCTAGATTCTCTCTTTTGCAAGGAAGATGGTCATGAGGAAGTGCGCGGTTTTAGTTGCTGTCGTTATCGCAGGCTGTGGAAATTCGGAAAGGCCGGACTCAGAAGTTGTGATCGATGAGTCCGCTCTTTCAGTTTACTCCAAAGAGCATTACCCGAAGACTTATCAGCAGTGGGGCGATGCTGGCGTTGAGCGAATAAAAGTCGCAGAGCGAGCGGCGCTCCTAAAGTCAGCAAAACAAATGAAATGCGACAAAGTTGAATACGTGGGGCTCTCTGAGCAGATGAGTAGCCCGCCTAATAAAATAGTTGTTTTTGCCGACTGCCTGAATCGATGGCGTTTCTACATCGATCAGAATTCTGAAATTCTCAGTAGTGAGAGAACCAAATAACCCGCCAAGGCGGGTTTTTTAATGTCTGGAGAAAAGCATGGCAGGGCAAACCCTTCGCTCTCTGATCGTCAGCGTCTCAGCCGAAACGAGCGCATATCAGCGTGAGATGGCAAGGGCTGGCCGCATGGGGCAGAGCTATCTGCGAACCATCACTTCTGGAAACCGTGATGCGACTAGTTCGTGGAGATCCCAGGAGGCAGCAGTTCGAGCCCAGGGCTCTGCGATGCAGGCGCTTACATCCTCAGTGGGAGGCTACGCAAAGGCAATGGCCGGCGCTCTTGCTGTGGGGAATGTCATTCACCAGGCTGACAGCTGGAATCAGGTAAATGCTCGACTGAAGCAAGCCTCTACGAGCACTGAGGATTTTTCTGTAAGCCAAAAGGCGCTATTTGAGATCAGTCAGCGCACCGGTACTGCATTTGCCGACAACGCAGGTCTATTCAGTCGTTCGTCCGCATCGATGCGCGAGTTTGGCTACTCATCGAGCGAGGCTTTGGGTGTCACCGAAGCGTTGGCCCTTGGGCTTCAGCTTTCCGGCGCTGGTGCAGCAGAAGCTTCCTCCGTTATCACGCAGTTCTCCCAAGCTTTGGGCCAGGGTGTATTGCGCGGCGAGGAGTTCAACTCAGTTAACGAAAACGGTGATCGCGTAATCCGGGCGCTTGCCACCGGCATGGGCGTTGCCCGTAAAGACCTCAAGGCAATGGCAGACCAAGGCCTGCTTACCATTGACAAAGTGGTGCCGGCGCTCATTAGCCAGCTTGGTACCCTTCAGGGGGAGTTCAAGGATCTACCTGGCTCGGTTAGTCGAGCCACTACAACCGTCAGCAACTCATTCCAGGCTTGGGTGGGCGGAATGGACGGCGCGACGGGCAGTACCAAAATTCTCGCCCGTGCCGTTACCTTTGTTGCCGAAAACATGGACGTACTTGCGGCGTCGGCGCTTACTGTTGGTGCTGCGTATGGCAGCCTGAAAGCGGGGGATTTGATCAAGAGTCTGTGGGCCCAGGTTACTGCTATTCGGGAAGCAAACTCAGCTGAAATAGGGCGCTCTAGGGCTCAGCTTGATGCCGCCAATATGGCGGTCAGACGGGCAGCAGCCGAGACGGTGGCTGCAAATGCGCAGGTTGCGGCGACAAGGTTTACTGATGGGCATGCAGCCGCTCTCAGCCGCTTGCGGATCGCCAGGCTTGCAGATGCGCAGGCCGCCGCTGCCCAAACTGCAGCTCAGTCCGCACAATCAGCAGCGACATCGCTGGCTGGGCGTGCTGGGGCGGCTCTTCTTGGCGTTATGGGTGGGCCTGCCGGACTTGCACTGACCGTCGGTGCCGTGGCTGCCAGCTACCTTCTGTTCAGTGATAACAGCGATAAAGCCCGCCAGGCTACCGTCGACCTCAAGCGACCCGTAGAGGAGTTGCGCAAGGAGTTTGCCGCACTCGGTAGAGAGCAGGCTCGATACAAGCTCGGCGGGGTGATCGAGCAGCAAGCGGCCGCGCAAGTAGCAGCACAAAAGGCATTGCGCGACATTCGAGCTTCCGCCCAGGCTGGCGATAAGTGGGGGGATACCTATTCCGCCAACCCATTCCAGCGTGATCGAGCCGTCACCGACTTCAATCGTCGGATCGCCAGCGGCCAGAGTATCGACTCTGCCAGCCAGGAGCTCATCGCAGCTATCGGCCCAAACGAGGAGATGACGAAGGCCATCAATGCCTCTGCGGCCGCTTACGGGGAAGCGGTAAAAGCCTCTGGTGAATACGGTGATGTCGCCAGCATGCTGCAGTCCCGACTTAAGGACGTAGCAGTCGCCGCCGGGGCCGCTGGAGCTGGTCTTAAAACCATCAAGGGGCCGGACCAGAAAACGATTGATGGCTGGACAAGTTATTCCAAGACTCTTGTTGAGCGGCTGAATTCTGTTCGCGATGGCGGCGACCTCGTCGGTGAAGTCAATCGGCGCATCGAACGCGAGGGCGTTGATCCTTCAACAGCGGAGGGTTGGCGCATTTTGGCCGGCGCGATCAAAGGATCTGAAGCGGCGGCAAAGGCGTCAGAGGAAGCTCAGCAGAAGGCGAAGAAAGCGTCGGAGGACATCCAGCGGCAGGCCGAGCAACTCAACAACGCGTACAAGCAAACCCTGGCCAACCTCACCCAGCAAGTCGCGCTTTTCGATGAAACAACGGAACTGGGGCGCCTGCGTTACGACTTGGCCAATGGCGAGCTGGCAAAGCTCAGTCAGGTGAACAAGACGCGGCTTGAGGGTAAAGCAATCGAGCTGGACGCACTCAATGCGCGGAAAGCCTACGACGGTCTGATGTCCGGCCTGCAAACAAAAGAGCAGGCGCTGCTGGCGACCACCAAGGAGAGGATGAAAGTCCTGGAGACAGCCAGCCGCGCCGGGAAACTGAGCTCGGATGACTACCGGGCCGGCGCCGATGCAATTTCCAAGGCGACGGTAACCGAGGCTCCTGAGTTTGGCGGGATCGACTCGTCGGTGGGCGGGCCATCGGGCGAGCTGGTAAAGATCGCCGAGGCGGAAGCCGCTCTGAAAAAGTGGCACGACAAGCAACTGTCGATGCAGTCCGATCTGCGAGATCAGATCCTGGCTGACCAGCAAAGCACGAATGACCAGAAGTTGGCCGCAGAGCAGCAGTACCTCGATCGTGTTGTCGAGATCAACCAGACCAATCAGTCGCGCCTTTCTGATATCCAAGGTGCGTACAAGGTCGCGGTTATGGGCACGTTCAGTGAGCTGTCCGGACAGGCCGCCGACATGGTTGGGAAGATCGCGGGCGAACAGTCCGGAGCCTACAAGGCTCTGTTCGTGGCGCAAAAGGCGTTTGCAGTTGCGTCGATCATCATGAACGCCCAGATCGCTGCAGCGAAGGCACCGGCTGAACTGACCATTCTGGGCGGCATTCCTGTCGGTGCGGCGCTGCTTGCGGCCGGCTATGCCAACGCGGGCATGGTGGCCGGCATGGCACTGGCCGGTTTCTCTGAGGGTGGTTACACCGGTCCGGGCGGTAAGTTCGAGCCTAAGGGTGTGGTTCACGGTGGTGAGGTTGTCATCCGCAAGGAAGTGGTCGACCAGCCCGGAATGAAGGATTACCTGATAGGCCTGAACCGCAGCGGTAAGCCTGGCTATGCCAGCGGCGGGTTCGTCGGCAGCCCGGGCATCTCGCCTGCGTTCACCGCACCCTCTGTTGCTGGCGGCGCAGGCACTGGAGCTGCTCCGGAGATTCACCTGCATATCAATGGCGATGGATCTGGCGGTGCTGTCAACGCGCCAGTGGGCTATGAGCAGATGGGTCTGGCGCTGTTGGCCACTGCCAGATCAGAAATGCCGAAGATCGCGCGGCAGGTGATACAGCAGGAGAAGGGCCAGAACGGCCTGCTTGATCCAAACAATCGGAGAAACAGCTGATGGCAGAGGTATTTACCTGGTCGCCACGGGTTGGCTCGTCTGGCGATGACCAGACGGACACCCTTGAGTCGAAGTTTGGCAACGGCTACAGCCAGCGTCTGTCGGTAGGGATCAACAACATTGAAGGTGTTTACTCAGTGTCGTTCACCGGTGGCGAGGCTTACATCAAGCCCATCCGGGATTTTTTCAAGCGGCACAAAGGGGCGAATCATTTCCTGTGGACTCCGCCGCTTGAAGTGCAGGGCGCATTCATCACCACCGGCGGCTGGCAGCTGCAAACCCACGGCAACAAAAAGTACACCTTGAGCACCACCTTTCAGCAGGTATTCAACCCATGATCACTTTGGACGACCAAAAGCTCGAGCCTGGCCAACTGATCCAGCTGATCGAACTGGACGGTGAGGCGCGCGGCATGGGTGTCTTGCGGTTCCACGCACACCGGCAATCGACGCCGATCATCTGGAAGGGCGAGGTGTACCAGCCGAGGCCTTATGAGACAGGGGGATTTGGACGAAGCGTCGAGGGAAATAACTCAACGCCTATGCTGAAGATCAGCAACATAGACGGCACATTCACTGCACTGTGTCGGTTTTTTCAGGGGCTGAGCGGGGTAAAACTGACGGTTCGCCAGACCTACGCGAAGTACCTAGACGCCGCTAACTTTCCCGATGGAAACCCGCAGGCCAGCACGATGGAAAGGCTGGATATCTCCTACATCAACCAGGTGACCAGTCTGCTACGCGACGAGGTGGTCTTTTCATTGGCCCCGCCGACTGCGGTGAAGGGCCAGATGCTGCCGGGTGGCCTAATCATGAACCGTTGCGAGTGGTGCCTGTGGGGCGAGTACCGCGGGCCTGACTGCAATTACACCGGCGTCAAGATGTTCGACCTCGACGGGAATCCTGTGGACGACCCGGCATTAGACCGCTGCGGAGGCCGCCCGAGTGATTGCGAAATACGTTTCGGTAAAGGCAACCCGCTACCGTTTGGTGGCACCCCGGGTGCTGCGCTCATTGGTTAGGTAATCCATGAACAAGACGTTGCTAAGACAGATCCAGGCCCACGCTGCGGCCGAGTTTCCCAAAGAGAGCTGTGGTGTGGTGATTCGCGAGGCGGGGCGCCTGAAATACGTTCGCTGCCGAAACGATGCCAAGACTCCGAGCGAGCATTTCATCATCAACTCGGGCGACAAGTGTGACGCTGAAGACCGGGGCGAGTTAACGATGATTATTCACTCTCACCCGGATGTGCCCCCGGTGCCGAGCATGGCTGACCGCGTTAGTTGCGAGCTTCACGAGAAACCCTGGGGTATCGTCAGCTGGCCGTCGGGGGAGTACTTCGAATTCAAGCCCGACGGCTACCAAGCACCCTTGATTGGTCGCGAGTTCGGCCACGGTTTGCTGGACTGTTACGCTCTTTGCCGCGATTACTACGATCGAGAGCATGGGATTGAGTTGCCCAACTATCCGCGCCGAGACGGCTGGTGGAATACCGGAGAAAGCCTTTACGAGCAGTACTACGAGGACGCCGGGTTTTATCCAGTATCGATGCCGCGCAAGGGTGACATGATTGTTATGCAGATCAATGCAGACGCGCCGAATCACGCCGGTATTTATCTGGGCGACGGTCTGTTGTCCAGCGTCCCGGATCTGCACCCCGCACCCGGCACATTCCTGCACCACCGCTATAACAAGAAATCCACCCGCGATGTGTACGGCGGCATGTGGGCTGACTACACCGTGCTTATTCTTCGGCACCAGCGGGTGCAAGGGGTTGATTGATGGCTATGAAAACCACAGTTCGTCCACAGCCCTTGGTGGTGCTGGTGATGCTGTATGGCGTGCTTGGCGCCAGATTCGGGCGCATTCATCACCTGGCAGTCGCCTCCGGCGCTGAAGCCATCCACGCCTTGTGCGTCAAGATTCCCGGATTCAAACGCTTCCTGCGCTTTTCCGAGGAGCGAGGTCTGACCTACGCCGTGTTCCGGGGGAAAAAGAATCTCAGCGAAAGCGAGATCGAAATGCGCCAGGACACCGTCGAGCCAATCCGCATAGCTCCGATTGTTATCGGCAGCAAGGGCGGCGGGTTGTTCGCCACGATCGCGGGGTTGGCCCTGATCGTGGTGGGAGCGGTGACAGGGCAGTACTACCTCGCAGCTGCTGGCGCGGGCCTGATGATTGGCGGGATAGCAATGAGCATGTCTCCCTCGCCGCTGGGCGTGCTGGAGAGGGAAGGCGACGGCAACAGACCTTCATATGCATTTGGCGGCGCGGTCACTACTACGGCCCAAGGGCGGTGCAAACCCCTGCTTTACGGCGAGCGTGATATAGGCGGCGCCCTCATCTCCTCTGGCATCTTCTCGGAAGACCAGCAGTAAGGAAAAAACCATGTCCAAAACCGCAACAGCGCCTGCTGAAAAGCAACGGCGTCGGACTGCTGCTGCCCGCGTTTCGGGAGCGAAAGGTGGTGAACAGAAGCCCCACACTCCTTACAAAGCGCCCGATGGCGCGCTGTCGATCGCTACGGTAAAGCTGCTCTACGCACTCAGCGAAGGTCCGATCGTGGGGCCGGTTGACGGCCTTCGGTCGATCAAGTTGAACGGCACTCCTCTGATCTCGCCCGACGGTAGCGAGAACTTCCCGGGGACCGTTTGGGATTTCCGGCCAGGCACTGTAGACCAAGAGCACATCGCAGGCTTTCCGGCCATCGAGAATGAGGCCTCTCAAGGTTTGCCGGTTGAGCTCAAGTCTGACAACGCCTGGACGCATGCGATCACGGACCAGCAGCTATCGGCAGTGAGGGTTCGCCTGTCTTGGCCGCAAATCTGGCAACTCAAGACCAATGGGGACCAGATCGGTTATCGCATTGATTACGCGATTGATCTCTCTGTCGACGGGGGCAGCTATCAGACTGTCCTCTCCGCCACGCTGGACGATAAGGGAACTACCGAATACGAGCGTACTCACCGGATTGATCTGCCAGAAGGCTTCGCCAGCGCGCTGTTGCGCGTGCGCCGGCTGACCGCGAACCGCAATGACTCAAACTTCGCAGACCTGATGAGAATCAAAGGACTGACCGAAGTCATCGACAAAAAGCTTCGTTATCCGAACCTTGCCTTGGGCGGTTTGCAGTTTGACGGCAAGCAGTTTCAGGACACCCCGAAGTTTGCCGGCTTGATGCGCGGCCGGATTGTGCAGGTGCCGACCAACTACAACCCGGAGACGCGTACGTATACGGGTGACTGGAACGGCATTTTCAAGCTTGCCTATACAAACAACCCCGTATGGATCTGGCGCGACTTGCTGCTGCATCGTCGCTATGGTCTGGGGCGACGTATCACTGCCGACATGGTGGACCACTGGACACTGTACGAGATCGGCCGCTATTGCGACGTGATGGTCCCGGACGGCAAAGGCGGCTTGCAGCCGCGAATGACGACCAACGTTTACATTCAGGATTCGATTGAGGGCTACGCGCTCCTATCCGATTTGGCCAGCGTGTTCCGTGGCAGCAGTTGCTGGAACGGCTCGCACGTCACCATGGTGGCTGATATACCGGGCAACGAGGACGGGTACGTTTTTACCCGCTCGAACATCATTGGTGAGTTTGAGTACGTCGCCGCCGCCTACCCTGATCGCCACACCCGGGCCAAAGTGGCGTGGGACAACCCTGAAAACGAATTCAAGACCCAGCCGGCACCGGTTACCAATGAAGAGCTGATCGGTGCTCTTGGCCACCGCATGCTCGACATTTCCCGATTTGCCTGCACCGTAGAAGGCGAAGCAATCCGCCACGGTATCTGGGCACTGAAGTCTGAGCAGTATGAGGAGTGGTCGGTAAGCTTCACAGCCGGCATGGAGGGGCGAAACGTTGAGCCCGGCCAGATTATCTGTGTCGCGGATGAGTTGTTTTCCGGTAGAGCGAATGGCGGTCGGATTGCAGCGGCCACGAAGCGCGTGATTGCCTTGGACATTGATGCCGAGGTGCACGAAGAGGACAGGCTCATCCTCAACCTGCCAAGCGGCAAGTCTGAGGGGAGGATAGTGAAGTCGGTGTCCGGCCGCTTGGTCACCGTCAGGGCTGACTATTCGGAGTTGCCCGAGCCGGAGTGCAGTTGGTCGGTCGAAAGCGCGGATCTCGCGGTGATGCGGTTCCGTGTGCAGACCATCGAGCCGCAAGGCCTTCATCAATTCAAGATAGCGGCGACCCAACATGAGCCACTGAAGTACTCCGCGATTGATACGGGCGCTCGGATCGATCCACAGCCCACTAGCATAATTCCACCGGGCGTGATGTCTCCGCCAGATAACATCTCGATCGAGGCGCGCAGCGTCGTGTCCCAGGGCATCGCGATAACCACAATGCGTATCACGTGGGATTCGGTACCTGGAGCCATTGCGTACAACGTCGAGTGGCGCAAGGACAGCGGTAGTTGGATTCGCTTGCCTCGCACTGGCAACCTCGGCGCTGAAGTGGAAGGAATTTACAGCGGCCGGTATGTCGCGCGCGTCAGCTCAGTGAATGCCATGGACATCGCTTCGCTCTGGGGAACCAGTGTTGAGGTCGCGCTGACTGGCAAAACTGGGCTTCCACCATCGGTTACCCACCTCATCGCCTCACCGCTGTTGTTCGGCATCAATCTCAAGTGGGGTTTCCCGGCTGGCGCCGAAGATACCCAGCGGACGGAGATCTGGTACGGACAATCGACCAGTCTGGAAGCTGCCACCAAACTGGCTGATTTGGCATATCCGCAAAGCGACTACAGCATGCAGAGCCTGCTGGCGGGCGCGACGTTCTTCTTCTGGGCGCGGCTGGTGGATCGTACCGGTAACGTCGGTCCGTGGTATCCGGAGGGGATTGGAGTGATGGGGCAAGCCAGCTCAAATGCTGGACCGATCCTTGAGCTGATCAAGGGGCAGATCACCGAAACGGAACTTGGTGAGGATCTACTCACGGAAATCGAAAAGATCCCAGGACTCCAGGCTCAGATCGATGCGCTCGACGGGCTGAAGGGCTATGAACCGGAAGCCACCTACGAGGAATACGACCTGGTGGTGCAGGGCAAGCGGATCTATCAGGCCACCGGACCGGTACCGCTCAACATGCCGCCGCCGAACCCGCTCTACTGGCTCGACGTCGGGCAGTCGGTGGAGACAGCCAATGGCTTGGCTCAGCAGGTTGCAACGAACACCGCCGAGATAATCGAACTCGACGGCGAGGTCGCCGCCCAGGCTACGGCCACACAAACCCTGCGCGCGGCATCTCGCGAGGATGATGGAAGCGGTGATCTGGCGGATTTAATGAATGGCTGGACCAGCACAGTAGCGATTGCTACCGAAAGCAAAGTCAGAGCCTCTGAAAGTGAGGCATTCGCTCGCCGTCAGACCGAATTGACGGCGGCGCTAGCCGAAAATTCGGCGAGCGTTACTCTGCTTGAGCAAGTGGTTGTTACCAATCAGCAGGCAACGGCCCAGCAAATGAGCCAGCTAGGTACGACGGTCGGGGAGCAACAGACTGCTATCCAGCAAAACACCTCAATCATCAATGACGTGAACGGAAAGGTCACGGCGAGTTGGTCGGTGAAGATGCAGTACAACTCTGGTACTGGGCAGTACATCGCTGCGGGTGTCGGTCTTGGTATCGAGAACGGACCGGCGGGCTTGCAAAGCCAGTTCCTTGTGAGTGCCGACCGATTCGCCATCGTCAACACCATTGCCGGCGGCGCCATTGCGGTGCCGTTTGCGGTGCAGGGCGGGCAGGTGTTCATGAACTCGGCGTTCATCATGGACGGTGCGATCACCAACGCCAAGATCGGTAACTACATCAGTTCGACCAACTACATCGCCGGCCAGCAAGGCTGGATCCTGAACAAAGACGGCACACTCGAAATTAACGGCATCGTTCCCGGCCAA